TGGCTGAAATGCAACGGTGCGGCTTTTTCTGCTGAAGAATACCCGGAACTGGCAAAGGCTTATCCGACAAATAAATTGCCTGATTTACGTGGTGAGTTTATTCGTGGCTGGGATGACGGGCGCGGTATTGATGCAGGACGTGTTTTATTGAGCATTCAGACAGGGATGCTGGAAAAACACCGCCATATTGTTGTTGCCAATGATGGTTACGACACAAAAGATGAATGGGAACTGGCTACGATTTTCAAAAAGACATACACACAAGGACGGGGACTTGATGCCGCAAATACAGGAGGGAGTCTGATCCCATCACCGACACTTCATTCACGAGGGAGTATCGGTAATACTGGCGGGAGTGAAACCCGTCCACGAAATATTGCATTTAACTATATCGTGAGGGCTGCATAATGGATAACGCCGTATTAAATAGCGAGCTTATTGCCACGAAGGCGGGGAATATTACCGTCTATAACTATGATGGTAAAACTCGGGAATATATTTCTACTTCAAATGAATATCTTGCCATTGGTGTCGGTATCCCTGCATATTCCTGTCTGGATGAACCTGGTATACATAAGGCGGGTTATGCTATCTGCCGTTCGATGGATTTAAACTCATGGGAATATGTGCCAGACCATCGCGGTGAAATCGTCTATAACACCGAAACGGGAGACGCCAAAGAAATCACAGCTCCGGGTGATTATCCTGAAAATACAACCACTATCGCCCCGTTAACGCCATTCGATAAATGGGATGGTAAGAAATGGGTGACCGATACTGAGGCACAGCATAGCGCCGCAGTAGACGCGGCAGAAGCACAGCGTCAGTCACTGATTGATACTGCAATGGCTTCCATCAGTCTGATTCAACTGAAATTGCAGGCCGGGCGGAAGCTGACGCAGGCAGAAACCACCCGACTTAACGCTGTGCTGGATTACATTGACGCGGTGACGGCAACAGATACCAGCACCGCGCCGGATGTCATCTGGCCTGAACTGCCGGAGGCGTAGGCCATTCAATATCTGGCGCACCGGAAGTATCGACCAGTTCCAGTGCGTCCAGGTAATCCAGCCACAAATTATATTGCGCCAGTTCGTCACCTTTCAGACGACCAATAGCCGCTTTACCAGGCCATTGTTTACTGTTCATATAATCGTTGGCCTGATTAATCAATTGCTGCTTCTCCAGTTCGGCTGCAGCAATTTGTTCCTCATGTGTTGGTGGTGGAATTTCGGACCATGCAGGAAAACCATTTTCTCCAGCGATACGGATTTTTCCTTTCGGCGGTAATCCGGAAAACTCAATATACACTTGCTCATCAACTTCAACAGCATCATCTGGCCATGAGTCAGCTTGAGTGTAATCCTCTTTCATCTCCAGCGGATAGAAAGAGTTTGTAGTCGCGGAATATATGTAATTCATTTTTCACTCCATATAGCTAAATTAACAGCCTAACGCTAAAAATGAAGCGCCGAGGCCAGGAGTACTGGCTCTGGATATAAATTTAACCGGGTCGGAACTAAAACCTGCACAGGCAATATAACCAACAGCCCCGCTATCTGGTGTATAGTCTTGTGAGACCAAAACACGCAGACATCTGTTTGGAAATGCAATTGGGAAATGGGTTACTACATCCTGTGCAATGCCTGGAGCGCCGATTGAGCCCCACTGAAGAATAAAACCTGATGGTAATTTTTGATATCCAGTACCTGAAACAGAAAGCGTGAAGCTACCCATATCAGGTATCTGATTCGCCCCTGTCCCTACATTCCTTTTAGCCGCTTCTCCCAAACCAACGTTTATGAAAATGCAGAGATAACGGGCAACTGGCATCATCTCCGGTTTTTATTCAGGGGGATGCTCATGCTTATTGGCTATGTACGCGTGTCAACAAATGACCAGAACACGGAATTGCAGCGTAACGCGCTGGAGTGCGCAGGATGCGAGCGGATTTTTGAGGATAAAATCAGCGGCACGAAGTCCGACCGACCGGGACTGAAAAAACTGCTCAGAACATTATCAGCAGGTGACACTCTGGTAGTCTGGAAGCTGGACCGGCTGGGGCGTAGTATGCGGCATCTGGTCATTCTGGTTGAGGAGCTGCGCGAACGCGGCGTTAATTTTCGCAGCCTGACAGATGCTATTGATACCAGCACGCCGATGGGGCGTTTTTTCTTTCATGTGATGGGTGCCCTGGCTGAAATGGAGCGAGAACTCATTGTCGAGCGGACACGCGCCGGACTGGAAGCGGCCAGAGCCAAAGGGCGTATTGGTGGCAGACGTCCGAAGCTCACCGCGAGTGAGTGGGAACAGGCAGGACGGTTGCTGGCTGCGGGTGAATCACGTCAACGCGTGGCGCTGATTTTTGATATTGGCCTGTCCACGCTCTATAAAAAATTCCCCTCATCAGCGGCAAAGAATAAATTGTGTCATCCCTTAGCCAACCGGGACAAATAGCCTGACATCTCCGGCACAACTGAAAATAACACTCACCCATTAACCACGGAGTTAAACGGATGAGTGACTATCATCACGGCGTGCAGGTGCTGGAGATTAACGACGGCACCCGCGTCATTTCCACCGTATCCACCGCCATTGTTGGCATGGTCTGCACGGCCAGCGATGCGGATGCGGAAACCTTCCCCGTCAATAAACCGGTGCTGATCACCAATGTGCAGAGCGCGATTGCAAAGGCCGGTAAAAAAGGCACGCTGGCGGCATCGTTGCAGGCCATCGCTGACCAGTCAAAACCGGTCACCGTTGTCGTGCGCGTGGAAGACGGAACCGGCGACGACGAAGAAACGAAACTCGCGCAGACCGTTTCCAATATCATCGGCACCACTAACGAAAACGGTCAGTACACCGGACTGAAAGCCCTGCTGGCGGCGGAGTCGGTAACCGGTATTAAACCGCGTATTCTCGGTGTGCCGGGACTGGATACCAAAGAGGTGGCTGTTGCACTGGCATCCGTCTGTCAGAAGCTGCGCGCTTTCGGGTATATCAGCGCATGGGGCTGTAAAACCATTTCCGAGGTGAAAGCCTACCGCCAGAATTTCAGCCAGCGTGAGCTGATGGTCATCTGGCCGGATTTCCTCGCATGGGATACGGTCACCAGTACCACCGCCACCGCGTATGCCACCGCCCGTGCGCTGGGTCTGCGCGCTAAAATCGACCAGGAGCAGGGCTGGCATAAAACGCTGTCCAACGTCGGGGTAAACGGTGTTACCGGCATCAGCGCCTCTGTATTCTGGGATTTGCAGGAGTCCGGCACCGATGCTGACCTGCTTAACGAGTCAGGCGTCACTACGCTGATTCGCCGCGACGGTTTCCGATTCTGGGGTAACCGTACCTGCTCTGATGACCCGCTGTTCCTCTTTGAAAACTACACCCGCACCGCGCAGGTGCTGGCCGACACGATGGCTGAGGCGCACATGTGGGCGGTGGACAAGCCCATCACCGCAACGCTGATTCGCGACATCGTTGACGGCATCAATGCCAAATTCCGTGAGCTGAAAACAAACGGCTATATCGTGGATGCGACCTGCTGGTTCAGCGAAGAATCCAACGATGCGGAAACCCTCAAGGCCGGAAAACTGTATATCGACTACGACTATACCCCGGTGCCTCCTCTTGAAAACCTGACCCTGCGCCAGCGTATTACCGATAAATACCTGGCAAATCTGGTCACCTCGGTTAACAGCAATTAAGGAGCCTGACCGATGGCAATGCCGCGCAAACTCAAGTTAATGAACGTCTTTCTGAACGGCTACAGCTATCAGGGCGTTGCAAAGTCCGTCACGCTGCCAAAACTGACCCGTAAGCTCGAAAACTATCGCGGTGCGGGGATGAACGGCAGCGCACCGGTAGACCTCGGCCTTGATGACGATGCGCTGTCAATGGAGTGGTCGCTCGGGGGCTTCCCGGATTCGGTTATCTGGGAGCTTTACGCCGCAACCGGTGTGGATGCCGTACCGATTCGTTTTGCAGGCTCTTACCAGCGCGACGATACCGGCGAAACGGTGGCCGTCGAGGTGGTCATGCGTGGCCGTCAGAAAGAAATCGACACCGGCGAGGGCAAACAGGGAGAAGACACCGAGTCGAAAATCTCCGTGGTCTGCACCTATTTCCGGCTGACGATGGGCGGTAAGGAGCTGGTAGAAATCGACACCATCAACATGATTGAGAAGGTGAACGGCGTCGACCGGCTGGAGCAACACCGCCGCAATATCGGCCTGTGATTTTCATCCGGTCAGCCTGGCTGACCGGTTAACCCCGATTCAGAAGTGAGAAAACCATGAACAAAGAAAACGTCATTACCCTGGACAATCCGGTCAAACGTGGTGAGCAGGTTATCGAACAGGTCACGCTGATGAAACCCAATGCCGGGACGCTGCGCGGTGTCAGTCTGGCTGCAGTCGCGAACTCCGAAGTCGATGCACTGATTAAAGTGCTGCCGCGCATGACGGCACCGATGCTGACCGAGCAGGAAGTCGCCGCGCTGGAACTGCCTGACCTTGTGGCGCTGGCCGGTAAGGTGGTCGGTTTTTTGTCGCCGAACTCGGTGCAGTGACGTTTCCGAAAAATCTCTCGGTCGATGACCTGATGGCGGATGTGGCAGTGATATTTCACTGGCCGCCATCAGAACTGTATCCCATGAGCCTGACCGAACTCATCACATGGCGCGAAAAGGCGCTCCGGCGAAGCGGAAACACGAATGAGTAACAATGTAAAATTACAGGTATTGCTCAGGGCTGTTGACCAGGCATCCCGCCCGTTTAAATCCATCCGCACAGCGAGCAAGTCGCTGTCGGGGGATATCCGGGAAACACAAAAATCACTGCGCGAGCTGAACGGTCACGCATCCCGTATTGAGGGATTCCGCAAGACCAGTGCACAGCTCGCCGTAACTGGTCATGCACTTGAAAAGGCTCGGCAGGAAGCCGAAGCCCTTGCCACACAGTTTAAAAACACCGAACGTCCGACCCGTGCTCAGGCGAAAGTGCTGGAATCCGCAAAGCGTGCGGCGGAGGACTTACAGGCGAAATATAACCGCCTGACGGATTCCGTTAAACGCCAGCAGCGGGAACTGGCCGCTGTGGGAATTAATACCCGCAATCTTGCACATGATGAGCAGGGTCTGAAAAACCGTATCAGTGAAACCACTGCCCAGCTTAACCGGCAGCGTGACGCGCTGGCGCGTGTCAGTGCGCAACAGGCAAAACTTAACGCAGTAAAACAGCGTTATCAGGCCGGAAAGGAACTGGCCGGAAATATGGCCTCAGTGGGCGCTGCCGGTGTGGGGATTGCGGCGGCGGGAACGATGGCCGGAGTTAAGCTGCTGATGCCCGGTTATGAGTTTGCGCAGAAAAACTCAGAATTACAGGCTGTGCTCGGAGTGGCAAAAGACTCCGCCGAAATGGCCGCGCTCCGCAAACAGGCGCGCCAGCTCGGCGACAACACCGCCGCCTCGGCGGATGATGCAGCCGGTGCGCAGATTATCATTGCAAAAGCCGGTGGGGATGTTGATGCCATTCAGGCGGCAACGCCGGTCACGCTGAATATGGCGCTGGCGAACCGCCGCACGATGGAAGAAAACGCCGCCCTGCTGATGGGGATGAAATCCGCCTTTCAGCTTTCAAACGATAAGGTCGCTCATATCGGGGATGTTCTCTCCATGACGATGAACAAAACCGCCGCCGATTTTGACGGCATGAGCGATGCGCTGACCTATGCCGCACCTGTGGCAAAAAATGCCGGTGTCAGCATTGAAGAAACCGCCGCAATGGTCGGGGCACTGCATGATGCAAAAATTACCGGTTCAATGGCGGGGACGGGAAGCCGTGCCGTGTTAAGCCGCCTGCAGGCACCGACGGGAAAAGCATGGGATGCACTCAAAGAGCTTGGCGTGAAAACCTCAGACAGTAAAGGGAATACCCGACCAGTATTTACCATTCTGAAAGAAATGCAGGCCAGTTTTGAGAAAAACCGGCTCGGTACTGCCCAGCAGGCCGAATACATGAAAACCATTTTCGGGGAGGAGGCCAGCTCAGCCGCCGCTGTGCTGATGACTGCCGCGTCAACCGGCAAGCTGGACAAACTGACCGCTGCGTTTAAAGCCTCAGACGGGAAGACCGCAGAGCTGGTAAATATCATGCAGGACAACCTCGGTGGTGACTTTAAGGAGTTTCAGTCCGCTTATGAGGCGGTGGGGACTGACCTGTTTGACCAGCAGGAAGGCACACTGCGTAAGCTCACGCAGACGGCCACAAAGTATGTGTTAAAACTCGACGGCTGGATACAGAAAAACAAATCACTGGCGTCAACCATTGGCCTCATTGCCGGTGGCGCACTGGCGCTGACTGGTGTCATCGGTGCCATTGGCCTTGTAGCCTGGCCGGTTATCACCGGCATCAATGCCATTATCGCGGCAGCAGGCGCAATGGGGGCAATCTTCACGACGGTTGGCAGTGCTGTTATGACCGCCATCGGGGCGATTAGCTGGCCGGTTGTGGCCGTGGTGGCCGCCATTGTCGCCGGGGCGTTGCTTATCCGTAAATACTGGGAGCCTGTCAGCGCATTCTTTGGCGGTGTGATGGAAGGGCTGAAAGCGGCATTTGCGCCGGTGGGGGAACTGTTCACGCCACTTAAGCCGGTGTTTGACTGGCTGGGCGAAAAGTTACAGGCTGCGTGGCAGTGGTTTAAAAACCTGATTGCCCCGGTCAAAGCCACCCAGGACACCCTGAACCGTTGCCGTGATACTGGCGTCATGTTCGGGCAGGCACTGGCTGACGCGCTGATGCTGCCGCTTAATGCGTTCAACAAACTGCGCAGCGGAATTGACTGGGTACTGGAAAAACTCGGTGTTATCAACAAAGAGTCAGACACACTTGACCAGACCGCCGCCAGAACTCAAGCCGCCACGTATGGCAGCGGTGGTTATATTCCGGCGACCAGCTCTTATGCAGACTATCAGGCTTATCAGCCGGTTACGGCACCGGCTGGCCGCTCTTATGTGGACCAGAGTAAAAACGAATATCACATCAGCCTGACGGGTGGTACTGCGCCGGGGACACAGCTTGACCGCCAGTTACAGGATGCGCTCGAAAAATACGAGCGGGATAAACGTGCGCGCGCCCGTGCCAGCATGATGCATGACGGTTAAGGAGGTGACGAAAAATGATGCTCGCGTTAGGTATGTTTGTTTTTATGCGCCAGACGCTGCCACACCAGACCATGCAGCGTGAATCAGATTATCGCTGGCCGTCAAATTCCCGTATCGGTAAACGGGACGCTTTTCAGTTTCTCGGTGTGGGTGAGGAAAACATCACGCTTGCCGGTGTGCTTTATCCCGAACTGACCGGCGGCAAGCTGACGATGACCACGCTCAGGCTGATGGCAGAGGAGGGGCGGGCGTGGCCGTTGCTGGATGGCACCGGCATGATTTACGGCATGTATGTCATCAGCAAGGTGAGTGAAACAGGGAGTGTTTTCTTTGCAGACGGCACACCCCGGAAAATTGATTTTACGCTGTCGCTCACCCGCGTTGATGAATCACTGGCCGCGCTTTATGGCGATATCGGTAAACAGGCGGAATCGCTTATCGGTAAGGCTGGCAGTATGGCGACTAAATTCACGGGTATGACGGGGGCGGGATAATGCTGGATGCACTGACATTTGATGCAGGCAGTACGCTGACGCCGGATTACATGCTGATGCTCGACAGCAGGGATATTACCGGCAATATCAGCGACCGTCTGATGAGCATGACCCTGACGGATAACCGGGGCTTTGAGGCTGACCAGCTTGATATTGAACTGAACGATGCCGACGGGCAGGTCGGGCTGCCGATTCGTGGCGCTGTCCTGACGGTGTATATCGGCTGGAAAGGTTTTGCCCTGGTATGCAAAGGGAAATTCACCGTTGATGAGGTTGAACACCGGGGCGCACCGGATGTGGTCACCATCCGCGCCCGGAGTGCAGATTTTCGCGGCACGCTCAATTCCCGCCGGGAAGGCTCCTGGCATGACACCACGCTCGGTGCGATTGTTGAGGCGATTGCCTCCCGTAACAGGCTGGAAGCCAGTGTCGCTCCGTCACTGGCCGGAATTAAAATCCCGCACATCGACCAGTCGCAGGAGTCCGATGCGAAATTCCTGACCCGTCTTGCAGAACGCAACGGCGGTGAGGTGTCGGTAAAAATGGGAAAACTGCTGTTTCTCAAAGCGGGGCAGGGGGTGACGGCCAGCGGTAAAAAAATCCCGCAGATTACCATCACCCGCAGCGACGGCGACCGTCATCATTTTGCGATTGCTGACCGTGGAGCCTACACAGGCGTAACGGCAAAGTGGTTACACACCAAAGACCCGAAGCCGCAAAAGCAGAAGGTAAAACTGAAACGCAAAAAGAAAGAGAAACACCTGCGCGCACTGGAGCACCCGAAAGCGAAACCAGTCACGCAGAAGAAAGCGCCAAAAGTACCGGAAGCGCGCGAAGGTGAATACATGGCCGGTGAGGCTGACAACGTTTTTGCCCTGACCACGGTATATGCCACGAAAGCGCAGGCCATGCGCGCCGCTCAGGCGAAGTGGGACAAACTGCAACGGGGCGTCGCGGAGTTCTCCATCAGCCTTGCCACTGGTCGGGCAGATATTTACACGGAAACACCGGTCAAAGTGTCAGGCTTTAAGCGCGTCATAGACGAGCAGGACTGGACAATCACTAAGGTGACACATTTTCTGAATAATAGCGGCTTCACGACGTCCTTAGAGCTTGAGGTCAGGCTTTCTGATGTGGAGTACGAAACAGAAGATGATGAGTGATGTTTTTATTTTATCTGTTTGTTTTATAAGGATAAATTAACTAAAATGGCACCATCAACAAAACCGGAAGAGGTGCTCGCGATGTTTCATTGTCCTTTATGCCAGCATGCCGCACATGCGCGTACAAG